TCACAAGAAATGGTCAGACAGCAACGGCAGTTACTGTTGACGAGTTTGATAACCCCAGAGACCATGGATTTTCCGTTGGCGTTAACATTAACGTTAGTGGTGTTACTGGATCAACTGGACCGCAATCCGAAGTTGATGCAGGACTTTATAACGGAAGTTTCACAGTCACATCCGCATCTGGTAACGTCTTCACATATCAAATGCAAGGGGAACCAACAGGAAACGCTGTAGGTTCTAACATTACTGTTAAAACTGAGATTGATACTGTTGACTCTGCATCACCATATGCATTTAACCTATCACTGAGATCGGTGTGGGGTATGAATGGTATGCACGCTGATGGTAGCAAAGCAACTGGTTTCAAATCGATGGTTGTTGCACAGTTTACTGGTCTATCTCTACAAAAAGATGATAGAGCATTCGTAAGATATAATGCATCAACTGGTAATTATGATGTAGCAACTGCTGGTGATGGTGCTCACTTAGATGGTTTCGCTGAGTATCGTAAGGGTTGGGGACATGAGCACATTAAGTGTTCTAATGACTCCTTCATTCAGGCAGTTTCGGTGTTCGCTGTTGGATATCAGGGTCACTTCACAGCACTTAGCGGTGGTGACATGTCAATTACTAACAGTAACTCTAACTTTGGTAATACTGCACTTAGATCTGCTGGATTCAAAGCAAAAGCATTCTCGAAAGATAAAGCAGGTGCGATCACTCATATCATTCCACCGAAAGCACTCAATACAATTTCAACAACTGCAACAGGTACATCTGGTGCATTAACCATTACACTTGCCAATGATGGATCTGTTAATGGTGTCATTCAAGGTATGACAATCACTGGAACTAATATTGGTTCTGCTGCTACTGTCGCTTCCGTTAATACAAATACAAGAGTAGTTACACTCTCTGTTGCAAACACAGGAACAGTTAATGGTAACGTTATTTTTGGTGAAGAAACTTCCGTTAACTGGGTAAACATTGATATTCAAAGAACAAAGACAATCAACACAGCATTGTCTGGACAAGGAGGAACACCTGGCACACGACTCTATCTTTATGGGTATACGGTTGAAGCGTCACCTCCTACATCTAGAGTCCAAGGTTTCACCGTTGGTGCTCGTCAAGATGGCACGGGTAATAGTGCTGTCGCGGATAAAATCAACTGTCTCTTAGTAGCACAAGGTGCAAGTACAGCAACAGTTCAGTCTGCAAGTATTTCACCTTATGGTCCTAGTGTATCTGGTCTTGCTGCTGGTGCAACTGGATCCCCATTGCAATATGATAGTGCAACATATACTATCAATGGTGTTGCAGGTTCAGTTGGTGGTTGGTATCTTAGCGTATCTGCTACTAACAACAGCATTTATGATGCTCTCGCAAATAATACACAGTATAATACTGTTAGTTTCACACCTACAACGTTCATTAAGAGGATTCCTGACCCTCGTGACTTACAAGATAGAACCTATCGTGTACGTTATGTAATTGATAAGGACAAAACGAATCCCCTGCCTAGAGATCCTATCAGTGGTTTCGTGATGCAACCTCTGAATAGTGATACTACATCCTATAATTTACAACGTGCCTTCTATATCTACGATATTGAGGTTGTTCAAAAGTTTGAAAGAGGTGTTGCCGATGGAATCTATTACCTTACCTTGCTTTGTGCATCTATTGCACCTACAACTTCTAACTTCAACGACAGGAAGTTCTCTCAAAACGTCAACGAAGTCTATCCTACGTTTGACAGAGACAACCCTATTGCTGACCCTGCTGCTGCGGTATCCGTCGCTGACAATGTTACTATCGGATTAGTTAATGCTACTGATGGTGCTACACCAACACCTGCCGCAGATCCTAAGAGATCTATTACTAAGGAAGCAGTACAGTTCTTACTTACAGATACAGGTTGGACACAACCAGGCACAACGCCAAACTACGATTCTGTTAACGAACGTCTTTCTAGTATCGAACTTACTGCCCGTGCAGGTGACGAAGAAACCCGTAAGATCAATATCAGAGAAGACAATACAGGAACGGTTGCACCTATTAACGTAGAGTTTAGACGACATTCTATTCTCAGATCTGGTAACCATACATTTGAATATCTTGGTTTCGGACCAGGTAACTATTCAACTGCATTCCCTCAAACTCAGGTAGAAACATTATCACCCGAACAGATTAGATTCTCTCAATCTATCAAAGAGGAAGGTGGAGTTTCATTCTACTCAGGTCTTAACTCTAACGGTGACCTGTTTATTGGTAACCAAGTTATCAACCCTGTTACAGGTCAGATTACTAACGAAGATATTGCACAGTTGAATGTTGTTGGTGAAGAAAATACTACAATTGAAACATTCTCTGAGTTGGTTCTTACCGATAAACTAACAGTTATTGGTGGTGCATCAAACGCATTAGAATCTATTTTCGCTGGTCCTGTTACTTTCCAAGGACAAACTACATTTACAAATAATATTACTGCTAAGAAGTTTACCTACAACAACCAAGATGGTACAGTAATTAAGCAAACCCTACTAGCACCTGAAGATGCAAACGGAAACCCCAGTTTTGCTAATATCACAGGATACGATACGCCTGGCGATGGTGATATTGTTTATAACATCAACTGGTCACCTGGCAAGTCTCTTGGTTGGATTTACCACAACGGCGTCTGGTATGAGTTTGGTCTCACGGATACTGGTCAAATTAATGTTATTAATGACTCTGGTGTCACGAGGATTGGTCTTGGTGTTGCTCCTACGTCTCCTTACAGGGCAAACATCAATGGTTCCGTAAGGGTAGATGGTGACTTAGTTGTTACTGGTCGTGGTTCTGTTTCTGCAAGCAAATATATTACCAAAACATATACAGGTAATGGATCTCAATTGACATTTGCAGTCACTACTTATGGTGGTGGTATTCAACATACTGATGATTCACTCTTAGTATTCTTGAATGGTGTTGCCCAAATTGCGGGAACTAATTACACAGTAGACTCTAATGGAGCAAACGTAGTATTCAGTTCTGGAGACGCACCACAATCTACAGATACGGTGCATATTCTTGAATTGCCTATCTAAATAACAAGGAGGGTATGTAATAAAAAATGGCACTTACAAAGATTAGCGGCAATCAGATTGCCGACTCAACATCAGCGATTATTACCACACTAAGTTTTTTGAACACTGGTAGTGTTTTTAGACTTCCAGCAGGTACAACAGCACAGAGACCGACTGGTATTTCTGTTGGAACCATGCGTTTCAATACAACTCTGGATGCTGCTGAAGTATACAAAGCAGATGATGGAACAGGATCTGCTGGATGGTCTTCAGTTGCTGGCGGTGGTCCTTCTCTTGGCACAGATAGTATCATCAGAACAAACCCAACTACCATTTCAGAAAATATTACAGTTGGTCCTACGGCAGGTGCAGAATTTGCCAACGGAATGAGTGCGGGTCCTATCACAGTAGCGAGTGGTTACACTGTTACAGTCGAATCGGGTGGATCATGGAGTGTTGTCTAAATGAAACTCAATGTTGCTCAAATCCAAGGATTACTTGCTAATAATTTTCAAGTAACTGTTGATGCAGATGCTGCATTGAATTTTACCGCAGGGTCCGAATTAATTGTTACAAACCTGACAACTAGTCATATGGTTGTTCCTTATGGAACTACTACTGAATGGGACGTGCAGCAAAGAGTTCATCAAAAAACTTTTTTGAATGGACAGATAAGATATAATACATCCGATAATCAAGTGGAGGTATATTATAATGGTGGTTGGTTACCATTATCTACAGGCACTGCCGCTCAAGAGATTGGAACTCAATCTAATCCTGCTATAGATGGTAATGCTTTGATGGCAGCAGGAAAATCTTCTGGAATCTATTGGATTCAACCAGAGGGACAATCTGCATATCAAATGTACGTTGATAACAGTAGAAATGGTGGTGGATGGGTCTTATGTGCTCATGTTAGAACTAGCACTTGCCAAGATCATATGACTACAGGATCAGTTAGAATTAGTGGAACTACAGGTCCAAGAACAAATAATACATCTACAACTAAAATGTCGGATGATTGGATTCAAGCATTAAGAAACGGTTCTGCATATACTGGTAATACTGCATATTGGTTGGAAGCAACTGGTTTCAATAAAAATATGTTTGTTCAAAGTGAAGCAACTGTAAATTTAAACAATAGTGCTTCTGAAGATAATCCTAGAACAAGAGTTTCTACTAGTTATCAGGGTGCTTTATCCGACAGAGGTCCTAACACAGGAACCAGAGGTTTTGGTGACCATCATACTTCAGGTGGCACTTATTTTGCTTGGGGTAGACATCCTGAGTCAGGTAACAACTGTGGATTCAGGGAAGACTCTTTGGGTGCATCTAACGGATACTTATGGGTAAAGTAAATGAGTAGAGTAACTATCGGAAAATTAGGTGGCATTTCTACTACTTTAGGACAGGTCACAATCCCATCTGGACACACTCTAAATGTTCAGGGTGATATTTTTCATCATAATAATACTGGGGCAATGAAGTTGCCAGCAGGTACAGATGCACAAAGACCTGGTAGTCCTGCTACTGGTGTTATCAGATTTAATACTGAATCTAATCTTGCAGAAGTTTATACTGGAAGTTCATGGGAGACAATTGTTGGAACAGGTGGTGGAGCAGTCACTAGTACTTTAGGAACGCAAGCAAATCCTGCAACACATGGATTACAGTTAAAAAACGCTGGTTTACCATCTGGATTGTATTGGATTCAACCATCTGGTCAGTCAGCATATCGAATGTATGTTGATAATGATCGCAATGGTGGTGGATGGGTTTTGATGGCACATGTAAGAACTTCTACATGTCAAGACCATATGACTAATAATTCGGTTAGAATACAAAACAACATAGGACCTAGATTTGGAAATACATCAACCACTAAAATGGCGGATAGTTGGATTAATGCTGTTCGTAGTGCTTCAACTTATAGTGGTTCAACACGTTGGTGGTTAGAAGCACATGGTTTTGGTAATCCTGTAAAAA